CGTACCCGGTCAACCTGGTGCCAGTCCCAAAGCAGTCCGGCATCAGTGCCGGTTTTCTGCGTCCTGGTGACGGCATTGTCGGCAACGGCACCGGCCCAGGCATCGACCGTGGCGGCATCAACTGGAACGGCGTCTGCTACCGCGTCATGGGCACCAAACTGGTGACGGTGGCCAGCAACGGCGCTGTGACCGTTCTTGGTGACGTTGGTGGCCCCGTCAACACCCTGGTGACGATGGACTACAGCTTTGACCGCCTGGCCATTGCGTCTGGTGGCCGCCTGTACTACTGGAACGGCGTCCTCACGCAAGTTACCGACCCTGATCTTGGTTTGGTTCTGGATGTGGTTTGGGTGGATGGCTACTTCATGACCACCGATGGAACCAGCCTGGTAGTGACCGAGCTGACAGACCCGACCCAAGTCAACCCGCTGAAGTACGGCTCCAGCGAAGTTGACCCCGATCCCGTGGTGGCGTTGCTCAAGCTGCGCAACGAGGTCTATGCCCTGAACCGCAACACCATCGAGGTGTTCGACAACGTGGGCGGCGAGTTCTTCCCGTTCCAGCGCATCGATGGCGCACAGATTCAGAAGGGTGTCATCGGCACGTTTGGCTGCTGCGTGTTCGTGGAGAGCATCGCCTTCCTCGGCTCTGGCCGCAATGAAGCGCCAGGCATCTACCTCGGTGCGAACGCGACTGCTCAAAAAATAAGCACGCAGGAAATCGACCAGATTCTGCTCGGCTACACCGAGGTGCAGCTGGCTGGCGTCAAGCTGGAAGCTCGCAACGACAAGGCCCACCAGCACCTATATGTCCACCTGCCAGACCGCACGCTGGTGTTCGATGCTGCTGCCACTGGAGAGCTGAGCCAGCCCGTCTGGTTCACGCTGACCACCAGCCAAGTCGGCTTCAGTCAGTATCGCGCAAGGAATCTGGTCTGGGCCTACGACAAGTGGCTGATCGGTGACCCGCAGTCAAGCGCCATCGGCTACCTGGTGGACAACATTAGCAGCCACTGGGGCCAGATCGTGCGCTGGGAGTTTGGCACGCTGATCGTCTACAACGAGAGCAACGGTGCGATCTTTAACGAGCTGGAGCTTGTCAGTTTGACCGGAAGCGTGGCGCTTGGCGTCGACCCCATGATCTCGACCAGCTACAGCGTGGACGGCAAGGCATGGAGCCAAGACCGCAGCATTCGCGCTGGCACGACTGGCAGCCGAAAACGTCTGGCCTGGTTCCAGCAGGGCCACATGCGCAACTGGCGCATCCAACGTTTCCGTGGCGACAGCCAGGCACATCTGTCATTCATCCGTCTTGAGGCTCAGATTGAGCCATTGGCCTACTGATGGCAACGCAGAAGCTCAACCTTACCCGCGACCAGCTCGCCACGTTCCTCAAGAACTTCGAGCAGATCAGGCAGTTCGAGCGCCTGTTTCAGATCGCTGATGAGGTATCGCCATCGAGTGACACGCAAGGCATCAGCATCGAGGCAAGCAACGCAGGCGCAGCAGCAAATGAGGCACTGGCTCAGATCGTGAGCCTGACCAAAGATGCGGCCATCAATGCAGGCAACGCAGACCAGAAGGCCGTGCAGGCACTGGACACTCTCTGCCGCATTGCCAATGCTCTGGAGATGCTGAGCACCGCGCCCGTGATCGAGAACAACAACTCGACGGCCACGGACTACATCGATCTGAACACGGCTGATTTTGTCTCGCGCATCCGTCGCCTTGGTTGGAATGAAACCGACCAAACTGTGAACATCGGTATGGACTACGGCGTCACGCAGCAGGTCGGTCAGGAAGTCTACGCCCGTGTCGGCAATACGACAGGCTCGACCATCCCAAACGGCTCTGTGGTGGGGTTTGCTGGCGCGACTTCCAATGCCCTGCTTGTGGCCCCGTACCTTGCCGACGGCACAAGCCCATCGCTCTACATCCTCGGCGTGATGACACACGACCTGCCGGACAGCGGCGAGAAGGGCTACTGCACCACATGGGGCTTTGTGCGCGACTTGGACACCAGCGCATTCAGTGCAGGCGACATCCTCTATGCCAGCCCGACAACCGCTGGAGCGCTGACCAACGTCAAGCCCACCGCACCGAACAACGTCATCCCGCTGGCTGCTTGCATCGTGTCCGACGCATCGACTGGCGTGATCTTTGTGCGCCCGACCATCGAGCAGATGAAGTATTACGGCGTGTTCACCAAGACCACCGACCAAACGCCTGCGGTTATCAACACCGAATACCTGCTCACCTTCGACAACACGCAGATCAGCAACGGCGTGGTGATTGGCGGCACGACATCGCAAATCATCGTCCCGCAGTCTGGCTTGTACCAATTCGACGCAACTGTGCAGCTGTCCAGCGGAAGCTCATCGTCGAAGAATGTCTGGGTCTGGTTCAAGAAGAACGGCGCCGCCATCGCAAATTCTGCGCGACTGGTCACGTCCGATCTAAACAACGGCTACATTCCAATCGCACTGAGCGAGACGGTTTCGCTGAACGCCAACGAGTACGTCGAGATGGCTTTCGCAGCAGATAGCACCAACGTGACGGTTGACACCGTGGCTTCCACAGCATTTGCACCAGGTGCACCGGCCATTGTTCTAACCGTCACTCAAGTCCAACAGTAAGGAGAAATCATGGCAGTCACAGCAAAACCCCTCATTGGCTCCAAAGAGATGGAGGCGGCGCAGACCACGCAATACACCGCCACCAACTGCACGGCCATCATCGACAAATTCACCGCCACCAACACCAGCGCCAGCAATGCTGTGATCAGCGTGCACCTGGTGAGCAGCGGCGGCAGCGCAGGCACGACCAACCTGATCGTGGACAGCCGTGCCATTGCACCGGATGAGACCTACACTTTCCCAGAGCTGGTTGGCCAAGTGCTGGCCAATGGTGGGTTCATCTCGACCACCGGCACGGCCACAGCACTGACAATCCGCGCCTCTGGCCGTGAAATCACTTAAGGAGACCACAATGGAAATGCCAAAGATCATGGTGGCTGGCTTCACCGGCCTGCCTGAATCCATGCCGTTCATCACAGCGGCCGAGAACAAGAAGAACACCCAGGTGGTGATCGACGACTGGATGCTCGGCCCTGAGAACCCAAGCAACGAGCCAACGGCCAACAAGGTCTACTGGGTTGCACTTGGCAAGGCCATGCAGGTGGACGAGAAAGAGGCCCGTCGTCGTCGCTGCTCGAACTGCGAATATTTTTTCAATGACACACTGACGCAAGCCAAGATGGAGCGCATCCCGCGCAACGACTGGGACACCGACGCTGGTTTTCGTGGCTTCTGCCGCAAGTTCGATTTCATCTGTCACGACCTGCGTTCCTGCCAAGCCTGGGAAGAGCGCGACTTTGAGATGGATTGACAGGCGATGCAAATGTGGGACAATAGCCTTACTGAGCCGTCCGAGCAGCCAGTAGCTCACTCGTCCAAGGATGAAGAAACGATGCTGACTGTCTCGGAAAATCACGAAGTAGAAGCCGTAGAGGCTTTGGCGCCAACTCGTGAAAAAATCCAACGGCTGCAAGAGGCAATGCTTCCACTGCAGTCAGAGCAGCCAGAACCCCGTCATTTCTTTGCGCCAGGCATGTACCTTCGAGAGTTGGTCGTGCCTGCTGGCATGTTGATGGTCGGCAAAATCCACAAGCACGAGCATTTCTTGCTGGTGCTCAAAGGTAAGGCTGAAGTCATCAGCGAGTTTGGACGAATGGTGGTGGAGGCTGGACACATTTCAATTTCCCCCGCTGGCGTCAAACGTGTGGTTCTTGCTTTGGAGGACACGCAATTCGTGACCGTGCATGTCAACAAGAACGACTCGCAAGACTTGGCAGTAATTGAAGCTGAGCACATCGACCCGGAGATTCTGGGTCTTGGTGCACCAACTCAACAGGAGGTTCTGAAATGACATGGGGTTTGGTTGCTGTGGCTGGAGCTACGCTCGTCACAGGTTATATGGGCGCAGAGGCTGCTGGTGACGCGGCTGCTGCACAGGCCGGTTCGGCTGAAGCTGGCATCGCAGAACAGCGTCGTCAGTTCGACAAAATTCAAGAGCTGCTCAAGCCATTCGTGGCTGTTGGCGAGCCTGCGCTTGCTCAACAGCAGGCACTTCTTGGCATGCAAGGCCCAGAGGCTGAACGTGCAGCTATTGAGCGCATCCGAGGTGGCGAGACATTCCAAGCCCTTGCGCGACAAGGCGAAGAGGCAATTCTTCAACGCGCCTCAGCAACTGGTGGCCTGCGTGGTGGAAACGTCCAAGCAGCACTTGCACAGTTCCGTCCACAGCTTTTGTCCAGCCTGATCGAGCAGCAATACAGCCGCCTCGGTGGATTAACTTCACTCGGCCAGCAGTCTGCTGCTGGTGTTGGCACCGCAGGTCAAGCAATGGGCACGAATGTGGCAAATCTGCTCGGCCAGCAAGGCGCAGCGCAGGCTGCTGGTGCTCTTGGCCAGGCACAAGCCTATGGCCAGACCATCAGCGGCTTGTCGAACGTTGCAGGCCAGTACTTTGGCCGCCAAGCCCTGGCGAATCAAAACATCGCATCGCAGTTTGGAACCACGCCTGGTTCGCAGCAGACTTCGATGCTGCAAGCACAAATGGCAGGGTTCTGACATGGCAACACTTCCAGACTACTCGATCAATGTCGCTCAGCCGTTCGTTGAGGCTTTGCGCGGTTACCAGATCGGAATGACCTCCGAAGCTTTCCGGCAGGAACAGATCGCAAAGCAACAGGCGCAGCAACAAGCAATGCAGCGCCAGGAAATGCTCAATCAAGGCTACAAGGCACTGATGAGCAATCCAAATCCAACCGCACGCGACTTCACGAATTTGGCCATGCTGCTGCCAGAAAAAGAGGCAGCCAGCATCCGTGCGAATTGGGACACACTCAACAAGGAACAGCAGGATTCCGAGCTGCGCTTTGGTGGTCAGGTGGTTTCTGCTTTCACTTCTGGAGCACCACAAGTCGGCATTGATCTGCTCAAGCAGCGTGCCGAGGCTGAACGTAATGCTGGCCGTGTTGACAAGGCTCGAACATTTGAGACCTATGCTCAGCTGGCCGAAATGAATCCGAACACGGCACAAAAAACGCTTGGCATCATGCTTGGCACTTTGCCTGGTGGCGACAAGGTGCTGGAATCCTCGATCAAGGCACTCAAGGCTCCGGCCGAGATTCGCACTGGCGAGGCTGGCGCGACCGAGAAAGAGCTGGTCACGGCCAACACGCCGACCCGCTTGGCTTTGGAAAACGCCAACACCGGCGCACAGATTCGCAACATCGACAGCCAGATCGCAGACCGTTCTGGCCGCCTTGCGCTCGACCGCGACAAGCTGCAGACCGACGTCGAGATGAAGCTGTTTGAGCTGAATCAGTCCGGCACCAAGCTGGACAACGACGCACGCAAGATCGTCAACGACGCCACCATCGCAGCCGTAGGTAACGAGCAGGCAGCAGGCCGCATGCTTGACCTGGCTGGCCGCATCGAATCCGCACAAGGCGGCAAGGGCGCACTGACCAAGGCCAGCGAGTGGTTCGCAGGCGCAACCGGCCGCCAGGACGAGTGGACGCAGATGCGCCAGGAATACACCCGCCTGCGCAACACCCAAGCGATCAAGATGCTGCCGCCTGGCCCTGCCACCGACAAAGACATCCAGCTGGCACTTAAGGGTTTTCCCGAGGAAACCGCCAACGCTGCCACCATCGCCTCGTTCTTGCGTGGCATGGCCAAGATGCAGCAGTTCGACGCGGCGGCAAAATCTGCCGAGGCTGAATGGGTCAACTCGACCGGCTCCCTTGGCCGCGCCAAGACCGACATCAATATTGGCGGCATCCAGGTGCCTGCTGGCACGACCTTCGTGGACTTCATGCGCCAGTACGGCGAGCAACGCGCCCAGGGCTTGGCTGCACAACAGGCCAACGTGGTCACTGGCCAGCGTGGCTACATGCGCTGGGCCAACCCGCAAACTGGCCAAGTTCCTGCACCTGGCACCATGGGCAGCGGCACTTTCCAGGTGCCTGGCCAATAAGGACAACAGATGGCGACACAAGCCCCAAACAGCTACAAAGACCCGTTCTGGTCTGAC